CCAACGCTGATTGCTGTCCCTGCCAATGCAACCCAACTCATACTATACCTCCAACTTAGGTTTATCCTTATTAATTAACATATCATTTTCATCTACAGCTAATCCTACTTCTTCAAAAGAATTAGCAATGACTTCTTCTTCTATCTTGTCTAAATCTTTTTCTTTCGTCACATGAACAGTCGTCCAAACAGTCTCTTCATGTATGTATAAAATACGTTTTGTACCAGCTGGGGTTACACCTGAATGCGGGGCCTTTATCCTCTCAACACCATTCTCTGTAAGTACAGATACTTCTCCCTTCAATATAAAATAAGGATGACACACCTTATGTATCTTACTCGTGAGTATTGCTCCTTTAGGCATAGTTATCTCTCTTACATATGCACCATCAACAAAAGTATGTTTAAGAGGAAAGCAATCACCGCGCATGATCCCGTCAACCTGACCAAGCCTTTCCTCAAATTCGAGTATCTTACTTCTTACCGTTTCCTTAGAAAGTGAATTTTTAACTATTAAATCATTCATAATAATGTAATATAGCCTACAAATCCTCTTGCCGTCTTAAAATATAATCTTCTTGTGCAATCATCATCGAGAACGACAATCTTGCCGACATCAGCAAGACTTGAAGCTTTCGAAGCATCATCAGTATAGATTATTCCTACAGCGTTATTATGAATGTTGTCAAGAATACGCTGCATCGTATTTAAATCTTTGCTTTCCATCGAGGGCAACTTAGTAATATGATCTATCATAATTGTATTGGCTGAGGAGCATATGCCCCTTGGATTTCTTTAAGTTTAAAAGAATAAAGATCATTCTTATACACCTTTATCTTGATCTCTTTACCCATAGCATTAGGCGGGAAGAAACTGTCCCACCTCTTTGGCTTACTTACAAGATTAATGACGAATGAACCAGACGCATTTTCTGTGTCCCAATAAATAGTAAGCGAACCTTCAGTACCATCATGACGAGTGACCAACTTCTGAAATATCTTATCAACATCAGGAAGATCAAAATGCCTCACGCCTATATCATAAATAAATTCTACTGCTGACTCTGCGACAACCGCGCCCTTAGAATAAGAGAACTTAAACAAATAACCATTGGCAGAATAAAGCTTCGGGTTGCTTACAGTAGTATCTGTACAGGAGAAAGAGACTCTCACTTGCACCCAGATATTGACTGTGATCGCATTTAACTGTTGGGCATTAGGGTTGGTATAACCTGCCACTGGCTGCCAAGCAGCAGCTAAACAAAGAGCCTGCGTCGCTCCAGTCCTCATGTGAAACAGCATGTCATCGGTGCCCACTAAGGATTCATTCCACCACAAAGTCTTTAATGTATCAGGAGATAATTGAGCAGCAGGAGATATCCATGTCCCCGCCACTAATCCAGGAGTCTCCCACGCAGAATTATAATCTTTCATCTTGCCGAGAACTTTACGAAACAAACGTAAAGTAACTGCACCAGGAGCAGCAGAATTCCCACTTGCTACCGTCAACGAAGTCCAAGGGTGAGTATGATGAGAGTCACCGTCAGCAGGATTCCCGCCATTACCTGCGTGACCAACGTCAGAACCAGAAGTCCCTGGGCCAATAGTATGAGTGTGCGCAGCGTTGGCCGCAGCCCCCGTAACCAGATCTCCTTCACCTAGCTTAATATATCTTCCTTCATAAGTTGCGCTTACTTCTGACCAGCCATTGCCTGGTGCTCCAACAGTCCAATAAAAAGCATATGCGTATTTTACAGAGCCATCCCAGGTAGAAGTCTCTCCAATACGTTTTATAAAATGAACAGCTACATAATCAAGTTCCCAACTATCTTGTACGTCCGTAGAAGTATCTCCTGTGACCATATGATGATGTGTCCAGTTGGCACAGTTACCACCAGCATCACCCTGACGATGATTGTTATCTGGAGCAGACTGTCCATTGAAGCTATGACTATGAGAACTACTTACCGTCTCCCCTAGACTAGAAGTCCCAAGACGCAAATAATAACCAGCATTGTACATGCTTACATACCCTTCAGGTACAGCAGCCTGATCCCACATAATGATAGAACCTACAGGGAATTCATACTCTGTAGTCGTGGCATTTTTATAAAACAATCTGAACTTAACACATCGAGGATAAGTATTGGAAGAAGCTGAGGTGATGTTTACAGCATGTTCACCATGCTCTCTGGTAACATCATTCTGATACTCACCAGACTTAGAAGCCCCAGCACTGATCGCGTTTAACTTACCAGTTATCCCGTGCGTATGGCCAGTATCCACAGTCAACGTACCTGCGGTAATAGAGATCCTGACAAACTTATCGCTCCATGTAGTTATTTCTGTCCACCCAGTTCCTGGAGTGCTATCTTCAGCGTCCCAAAGAATACAGATATTAGTAGGTATTGCCAACGCTGGCTCAACAGTCCCGATCTCGATATAGGGATTGCTCTCAGTCCCACCTATGAAGACATCACTAGAAGTACCGTTAAGGGCTTCAGTCTTATTAGTAAGTTTATAAACGATATCCTCATTCACAGCTTTATAGACATATCCGATCTCAGAAGATCCATAATAAAGTTCTCCTGTCTCCTGGTCTCCTCTCTTTGAGGCAAAACAATTGACCTTTATCGTGTCATAAGACAAGGTCTTACGCTTAAAGTTATACCTCATCACCCTATCGTGGACTTGAGAGCCGTAATCTAAATCAGTATATGCCGCTATAAACTCTGTATTATCCCAGAAAGAAACAACATCATAGTAATTAGCAGGAAGTATTTTATTCGTATCAAACTCATCTATAACAGGCTGCGCATTAGAACCATCATAAAGATACCAATGATCCCAGCCAAGATACATGATGCCATGAGGAGTCTGACATATCGACCATGCGGCAGGAGTCCCAGAGAAAGAGAAAGGATCTTCAGCATACCAATTGCCGACAGGCCCCAAAATAAATATCTTCCTGATAGTGTTCTTCTTGATACAGACTATATTGCCCATGACTACAGGTATTCCCATGATTTCATCATTGTCCTCTGGAGAGATATCAAGAAAAGTTAACTGTGTATCTTTCTGGATATAATGCGGAGTATAAGGGTCAGAAAAGTATATCTTGCTCGGGCTAGTTGGATCCCTCGTCACGAATAATCTTTCACGGTATATTTGCAGCTCAGCACCACGCGGCATGGAATCAGTAACTGCTGGCATCAAAGCGCCAGCAGAAGCATCAGCCGTAGAATCTGTATATGTAGTAGCAGTGTTATTTGCTATAGTTGCTATCAACCTATATCCACCACCAGTCTCGCTAGACTTACGATATATCTTACGATTCGTCGTACCCACTGGCCCTAAAGGAATGTTAGTCAAAGAAATGTTTTGGTTAACTACAGCTGCTATCGTATTAGAGACAGCACCAGGCACATACCAGTCGTCATCCCAGGTTATCTTATAAGAAATGTCAGTACGAGTTATACCGACTCCAGCACCAACCTCAGCCCTGCAAGAACCAAGTTCCCAGGTGATATTGTCTGAAGAACCGTCATAGCAAAAGATATTATCGTAGCCTGTAGAACCGATGAGAATGTCTTGATAAGTAACAAACGAACATCTCTTTCCTGTGGTGGTTAATGTCCTGATCAAAGTGAATGTCCCTGTAGCATCATCGCCAACGTAGACTCCAGTACCGCTCGTAGCTATAAACTTAGTGATGCCTCCAGAAGTGTAGTAACGATATACTGACATCATCGGGTTCGCATCGATGGCGACAGGATTAAAATAAGAGATCGGTTCACGTTTAGACACTGCTCCTGGAGTAGGTTCAAACCTGCAATTCTGAGCTTTCTCAGCGTACTTTTCCTGGAGCTCTTCAGTCTCAACCTTATTATTCATACCAGGCAAAGACTTCATGTAAAAAGCAACTGGAGTATTTGATAAACTCATATGTTCCTATAATTCTTCATGATTATCTCTTCGTCTTCTTTCTCACGATGACGTTCCATACGATAATCACGTATCTTGGTATAATACTTTGTCCAAGCGTCATTGGCCTTATCGCCCCATCCACGCTGATCATGCCCTGTAGCAACAACATAGTCAACGATTGCTGGCTGCAAATACTCTGAAAGCTGTGGTGATTCACCATCTGCGTTCAAATCAACGTGAGCCTTTTGAAAATACATCTCACCGTAATCAGTACCAGCATTAACAGTATTAGGCTTAGGGTACAATCCGAAGATAGCCTCTTCTCTGTCGAAATAATAAAATAAAGGAGTACCTGCATCATCAGATTTCCAATTAGGGTACTCAGTGTCTAATTCAGTCCTGTTGATAGGATCTATCTTCTTCCAGGTAGTCCCGTCTTGTAAGTAATAGACCTCAGTCAAGCTGATGATGGCCGTTGCTATTAAAGCAGAAATGACATATTCAGAGGTACCAGCCAATGTAGAGAATTTAGAATTGCCAGGAAGACATTTAGCTCTAAACGCTAAGTCTGTGCATGCGTCATTGATCCATGAATTAAGTTCAGCGTCTTCCCAAAACGCAGCAGTGGTCTCTCCCAATCTTCTTCTGATCTGGTTTCTAATCTCTAAGCGAGTCATTCTTCTCCTTCAGGAACATTAGCGAATATCTCTGGAGCGTCTTTTTCGTAACCTAAAAGGCAATGGCAGCGCTTACACATGATCGCATCGCCGACCTTATAAACATCGATGATAGCATCACGCTTAATGTAAGCCTGTAGAATATAATAATTCTTTGCGCACCCGTGACAAAATACTGCTTGATGTTCCTTGTCAATGTTCATTTCTTTTTTTTATTGTTCCCAAGATAGCTTCTATCTTAGTCAACCTATGTTCAACCATAATACCGAAATCTTTATAATTAGATAAATGGTTATTAAAATAAGCATATTGCTCTTTCTGGATGCAAAGTATCTTCTCATCCAGTTTTGCCTGATTGTTGATTATAAGACCCAAGATAAAAAGAACCAGTGAGATAAGCGCAGGAGTAATAAACCTAAACATTGCACCCACTTCGTCTATTCGACTTTTACGCGAGGTTAAGCCTCCAGATTTCATAATGACTACCTATTCCTATGATATTAGTTTGAGCACCATTAATTGTCAGGCTAGTAATATTATCAGCAGTGTTATTCCAGCAAGTTCCATATACACCACATCTTGTTACTGTAGTCCCCCCTATCTGGTTGCCAAACTTATACAAAGCAACCCTCACATATCCTGACTTCACATAAAGTAAACTTCTTTCCCAAGAACCCTCACCGAGAGCTGACCCATTACCTCCCCAAGGATGAGCCGTAGAAGCAGTCTGCCTTCCAGCAGTGAGAGTAGAACTTACGCCTTGAAAATACTGCCTTCCATAATTAGTACCAGTATCAGAATTAAGAGCACAATTTGCTCCGCCTGTACCACTATAATTACTAACAAAATAACCAAGAAACATCCATAAAACATCAGTGTTCCCATCAAGACTGCTAATAGAAATGGTTGTGGCCGCACTCGAAAGTGTATTGTCATAGATCTTCTGCCAGCATCCATAAGCTTTACCAAGCACATTAGTCGTCCCTAATCTCATACCAGCAGAATCATTCTTCTTCAATACTATGATGCGTGAGCCAACCCCTATTCCGTTAGCTTGATCAGAAAAAAAGACAAGACTTGTTAAG